CAGATGTCGTGAAAGCTGCTTGTCCAATAGGATCTATGAAAAACGGAATAACCTCATCATTAATTGTTAAAGAAACTAAGCCAGTTTGTGTCGGCGTGAATGTTATAATATTTTCAGTTCTTGTTGCGGTACCATCACTTGTAGTTATCGTATAATTTGTGAAACTGTCGTAATCAGTTATCTCTAACGTTATAGGTTCATTTAAATTTATGGATGGAAGTTCCCCAGGAGTAGTTATTGCGTCTGATTTTATTGTAAACTTTGACGGTGCACCTATAACGCTCCATGCACCACTCTTAAATAACTCAAGTTCTTGTTGATCAGTATTGAATCTGATCATACCATCTTGAGTGAAGTTAGGTCTTTGCGCAGTTGTACCTGACGGCAATTTCACATAGCCAGTTCCAGTGAACGTGGCAGACTTTGCATTGGTGACATTTCTACTGTCATCAATGATAGTTGTATTTTTTATTTTAATAGCCATCTTCGCGTCCTCCTAGGATACTCGGCTGTTTTGTTATCTTATTTATTTAGAGAATCAACTTTACTTTGCAGTTCCTTTACGGCCTGTAATAATACTGCTATAAGACCGTTATAATTAACAGTCTTAACTTCATCATCAGAAACTATTTGTGGTAATACTTTTTGAAGTTGTTGTGCTGATACACCAAGAGAAGACTTTCCTGTGTCATTCCAAACAAATGAGATACCGTCAATCTCATTAATTAAATCTAAAGCGTTTTGAATAGGAGTAATGCTATTTTTAAATGTTTCGTCTGATAATGAGTTAAACTCTGTCGCATTCAACTGACCAGTAGATGGGTTGAAGTAAAGTTTAGTTGAAGAAACTGTTAGATTTTCTGTTTCACCAGACGCGGCTGTGACTAATGTTGGATAATGATTAGCATTGGTTGTTGTGTCGTCAACAACATCAGGTTTAGTGATTTCACCCCAACCTGTTCCATTGTACCCCTCAAACTCATTTGTTGTCGTGTTAAAACGAATCATACCAGCAACACCAGAAGGTCTATCAGCATCCGGGCCAGCAGGAATTGTTATGTGGCCGTTTGAAGTGAATGTGGCATCACCATCTAATCTTGGGATGTTATCAAGTTCTGTTTGTAATCCGTCAATGTTAGAGATGACGTGATTGTGGCTATCGTCTAAAACAGTTGCTGTTAAAGTTCCGCTAGCTAGGTCTGTTAGCGTAACAGACCCTGATAAGTCTCCAGCAAGAGTGATTGTTGGATCTGGTTTGTTTGTTACGTTTGTCCAATCTAAAAGGATTATAGAAGTGTTGACTGAAGCTGTTAGTGTAGCATTACCAAGATTGGTTAGCGTAACAGACCCTGATAAGTCGCCAGCAAGAGTGATTGTTGGATCTGGTTTGTTTGTTACGTTTGTCCAATCAAGATAGTAAGAACTATTTTGACCATCAAAAAGCACAGAGTTATTAGCTGTACCATGAAATGTGCCAACAAATGTATTGCCTGATACAGTTTGACTAAAGTTTACACCACCCGTGAAAACTGTATTAGCAGAACCTACAGTTGTTTTGAGATTGCTAATTGTCAACTCTGATCCAGCATCATCAATTACAACATTGCTTGATAATGTTACAATTTCAGAGAATTGTGCATTTGATGTAATACTCAAATCACCAGGCGTTCCAGCACTACCGCCTCTTAACTCACCTAAAGCGAATACTGTGTTTGCTCCAACCGAACCGTCAATGGTTAAATCACCAACATTTGTGTCGCCAATACCAAAAGTGGCGACAACCGTACCCATGTCGTCTATCAATTCATTTGTTCTAGTAAGCCAAGTTTGAAATGTATCGCTGGCACTATCTACTTCTGCGCCTACGTATGAACTAATCGCCATTTTTTTCTATCCTATCTAAAACTTTTACTAGAATTGACTTTATTTCACTCATTTCATTTTTTAGATTAGAGACTTCTTCAGAAATCTTTTTGTTTTTCAAAAAAGTCTCTTTCTTTTTCTTGTACGCTTCAAGTTTATTTATGTCGCTGTTTATAACGACACCCGTTTCTTTATTTTTCAAATAGCCTTGTTCATCAGTCTTTTCAAACATAATCACCTCTGTAATGCGATAGCTCTTAGTGAAGAAATCTTTGGGTATACTGCACGATTTGATGCAAGTAGACCAATCTTTATCTGGAACTCATTAAATCTTGTGTAAATAATCTCTTCATTCGCAGAAACAGTTCCGTCCCCGTCTGAAGGGCCAGTCGCAGTAAACACTGTGCCAACATCATTATTTGCCGCGCCATAGTCAGTAAAATCAGTTGACCCAGCAGAAACGATGAAGTAATCGGTATTCGCTATCATTTCGCTTCCGCTGATAACAGCCAATTCACCAGATTCGGTGTATTGGAAAGCATCTACGTCCCCACCAGTCAGATACTCAACGGGAATTTCATATGTAGTGTCTATGAAATTTTCCTTATTTGTGCTAGAAGATACAGCCGTCTTTGATGTTGAAAGCTCAATCCAAGGTAGAGTAGAAATGTCTCTAATGTCGGCATTATTTCTGAATCTAGCCCAGACTTTAACCTGAGTTGATGCTGGTCTATATTCTTGTAATAGAAGTATTAAATCTTCAGCTTTATTTTCATCAGATAATTGAATAACTTTAGAAATGTATTTTGCTTCAAGATTACCGCCACTAGGCAGATTTTCATTTGTATCATCATTGTTGATTTCATTTAGAGAGAAAACGACACCAGCGATAGCCGAATCAACCACAGGGGTTAGATAGGGCGAAGTGCTGCTAAATGTCATATTGATCTTAAATGACTTCTCACCATTTAGAAGACGAACTTCTTCTGATCTTGACAGAACATTGTGAACTTTCTCATATTCATGCTCTTCGTTGAAATCTACCTCAATAGCAGACTTCAATGTAGTACCTTCTGTAGCAATAGTAGAGAACGTTACGTTTGTTTCATTACTTGCGTTTAGATAAGAAGGACGCAGTGTTGCTGTGTTGAAATCATACGTGTCAAATCTTTCAATAGTGAACCCTGGAACAACAGTTGGGTCCGCTATAGCTAATCCTCTAGGCAGTGTGATGGTACCTGTTGGGGCATAAGGGTTAGGAACAGTTGAAGTTGCGCCAGAATATGTTACTGAAATGTCTGTACCATTTAGCACTGATTTATGTCTATTTGGTAGAACTGATCTGATTTTACCATCGACATAAAACTTACCATTTGAGTGAATCACATCAAACTTTTTGTTTACTCTATCAACAATGTCAACTACACCAATACCAAAATCAACAGAAGAGATTGTTCCTGTGTCGCGCACAACAGCAGTGTTAGCCTCGTAAATCGTTGTATTTGAGTTAATGATGAAGTCAAATCCATCTGTGTAAATGTCTGTGCCATCAATTTCTAAGATGGTAGCATTTGCTGAACTTGTACCGTCAACAATTGTGTCGCCTACTTGTAGAGTTGCGCCATTCGTAAGAGCGATATTTAAGATTTCTGTGCCGCGAACAGGTTCACCAGATTCAAAGAATGTTGTGTTGAAGTCCGTGTTAGATGAGAAGAACTCAGCATCTTCTAGAAGATATGTAGCTGTTCCAGTCGCAGGAGAATCTACACTAGCGTTAAACTGCGCTCTATTGAATCTGATTTTCAGATCAATATCAGGTACAATATCCCAGTTCAAGTTATTGTTAGTAGTGTAGAATGTACCGAACTGGCCTCTGTTACTAACTTGATTCCCAGTCGCAATATCATTTTCACCAAGTCTTGAAATCCAGAAATATGAATCTGGGTTCAAACCTTCTGTGTGAATAACAAATGCGTATTGCGTGTCGTTATAAGAACACTGGTGATTTGAAATTAACTTTAGTTGAATTTGTGATACCGTCGGTTGAGATTTTCAATCTTTCGTCATCGCGATTCATCCAAACAACGCTATGTGGTACAGTGGTTCTTGTGATTCCTCCAGAGCCTCCAGAGGAGTCCATTTCGCGAATCTCAAACCAAACACCTAAAGTTGGGTGTAGTGCTGACAACCAAATATCAACAGAGGTCATGAAGACGCCCTCTACACCTTCACCCTCTTCAACTAAGAATGAGTATGCCGCACAAGAAGGACCAACTTCAAACCAACCAGCAGGCTGAACATTAGTTCTAGTTTCTGTCTTGGTTGTCGTACTGGTTCTGGAAGAGGTTCTAGTGACTGTTCTATTTTCTGTACGCTCTCTTGTTTCAGTAGACAGAGTTCTTGTTGACAAAATCGTATTTTGTTTTTGAACATTTAATCCAGATGCTACAAATGTACCTTTACTATAGCTAGACGCATCTACAGAATTTGTTGGACTATCTGTTACCGTTATTTCCTTTTCTCCGACACGGAATCTTTTGTTGTTGTCAGAAGGTAGTCTCAGAAATGCTAGAACTTCGCCTTTAGCATTTGAGTAGACTTCAGAACCCTCTTGACCAATATTTGAAAGATTCATGTCATAATTTTCGTAACCATCATCGTCATCTTGAGCAGCTTTTACAGAATCAAAATACTGATCAACTGATACAGGTGACACATAATCATTCATATTCTCACCATCAAAGAATATGTGGAACCTAGTATTTGGTTTTAACCCGAATGCGTAAACCCTAATTGATTGTGGTCTGATATAAGGTATAACAGAAACATCTGTGACAAAACTACCAATATCATTGGTATCAGTGTCAACGTTAATTATAGTGTCAACGAGACTTCTTTCTTCTATAACTCTTTCAGTGGTTGTAGTAGAAACAGTCTCATCAATATTTCTTGTAGAAGTAGACGATGTTTGCACAGACCCAGGCTGTACAATAAAGAATCTTCCTCTTGTGGCTCTATCTAATTGAGTTCTTATGTCAGCAGTTAAAGTATTCCCAGCAGCTTGATACGCATTTAATATACTAGATCGTTTAGAGGAAGTCACATTAATATAAGACATCACTTCAGATAGCGTATTAAACGTTTTCAGCAGCTTTTCATTGCCATTAAAAGCTCTATCGCCGAAATCCCGATGATAAACTTTAAAGACGTTTGAAGATGTGCCTGAAATTGCACCTGTTTGAGTATTTTTCCAAGCACCTGTTTGAGTGTTAATAACTCTTGATGTAGAAGTTGAAGATAGGACTTGCTTTGTACCCCATGCACCAACTTCCGTTGAAAGGACAGTACCGATACCTGAAGTGATATCGTTACCTATATCAAATGATTTATCTACTGTACTGATATCAGCCCAAGTGTCAATGTCGGGATACACGTTCATATCACCAACATAACGATAAGAACTTAATTCAATGTTTCTTGTAGAAGTTGCAAATAATTGCTCTTTCATCACAGTTTCGGTGAAAGGAATGTGAATCAAGGCACCAGTTCGCGTTGTACCAGATCCTGTAGTGAAGTTCGTGTCAAACCCTTCAACAGTTACCGCTGGCTGCATAACTTTACTTACTTTATCAACAGCGATATTGAAATCCAAATCACCTAAATCAGAAAGACTGTGATCTACAAATGAGTTTACAAAGACTCCATTTTTAAATCTATCTAATCCATTTTCATCAGGGATTGTTAAATCAAGAGTGTCTTTCTCCAAAAGATTTAGAGAAGTGTAAAACTCTAGATTTTGAATTCTAGTTTTCATTGCAGAAATGTCGGCCATAGTGTGTCTTTTATGGCCAACCACATCTGTTGTAATAGCCTCGTCTAGTTTACCTAGAACTTTAGCGTAGCTATTTGACAATGAAGGATAAGGCGTGACAAAAATGTTCGCAATTCCCATGTAAGTTTCTGGAACTCTTGGAAAGTTTGGATACAAACTTGAACGACCTTTGAAAATTTTAAATTCGCCTTTTGGTGATACTGCCAAAACATCTCTTCTAGCAGTATAGTATGAATAGTCAAACACCAAGTTAGTACCAGGAGTGGGCGCACTAAGACCAGAAACTGGTGCGCTAAATGTTGTTGAATTAGTCGGATTCGTAGGAGCAGTTGCGATGCTTGTTCCTGGAGTTGCTGTCGGTGCTTTCACCGCTCTGAAGTCAATATGATTTCTTCTAATGAAATCCAAGTCCTCAGTTTTTACTGTTGTATCTGATTCAGTAGTGTCGTCAATTGGGTAGGAGTCAACAGAGAAATACGACCCACCCCCAGAAATATCTGGATCAAAATAATCAAATTCAATTAGGAGATGCTCAGTATTAGAAATAGGTGCATTAGATTGAATGTAAGATGTGTTATATGAATAACCAGTGATGTTTGGAACAAGAATAAACTGAGATGTCACATCAGTACCTTGAGTTGATGATGTAATTTCACTAGTGTCTTTTCTAACCGATCTCAACACAAATGCGTCTGATACACCCAGATAAAAGTTGCTTAAATCTGATGCCGTGGATCCATCAATCTTTACATAATGCTTTGCTTTGATAGTCTTTTCAATTTCACCAGCAGACGTTTTCACAACTCTATAAGAAAGTTTGCATGATACAGTAGAAGAAAGCGTTTCGCCTAAGTTAATGGACAATGTAGAAGAAGTAGCTGTTACTGTTCTTACCACGCCAGTTGTATAACCCTTAGAGTTTAGATCAATTATGTCACCTGCGACATATTCTTTAGTCCAATTTTGACCGCTTGCCGTTCCTAGTGCCGCTTCAGTAAGTGTAAGTGACGTATTGCTCTCAATGCTTTCAATGATGTAAAGATTACCACTAATCTTAATTCTATCACCCACATTCAACTTATTGAAGTTTGATCCGACACCTGTTACAATTTTAGAGCCATTTGTTACAGAAACTGAACCGTCACCATCAATGTATCCATTTTGCGTGACAGTTAATAATAGTGTGTCTTTAGCCAGACTACCAAGTGTTCCAGCAGCATAGATCAAAGACTCACCAGAACTTAATGATACGATGCCTGTGATTGATCCACCAGTAGTTATACTACCAGATCCCTGTTTGATAAACGTTGTGTTTAATTCGTCGTTATTACTTTCATTTTTGATGCTTCTCACATAGTCGCTACCAGCATAAATCAATCTAGGATTATTTGTCGTGTCATAGATAGTCGCCTGACCATCTTCCAGAACGATGTCAGCAAAGAATGTTGAGTTACCAATACCACGAACATCCGCAAAAGACTTGCCTGAGTTGATGCTAACATCTGCGATGTAAAATCTCATAGTAGCGTCAGGTGATCCTAGCTTACCATCTTTTCTTAGATATGAGACTAGTCTAGCTGTACCAATTGCATTACCATTTGGTGTGGCTGAGTGAATGACTTCATTTGTAATTCTAGCTTCCGCCAAATCATATAGTGTCACTTCTACGTAATTGTCTGGGTCAGGAATACCCATAATCTCATTTACGATTACATGCGGGCCTGATGGCACGAAAGAATAGTTTTCGTTTACGAATGTGAAATCAGTCGCCTTGTCACCTTCAATTGCTCTTGTTGCAACAGTCTCAACTTCGTAACCTTTAACGTATGCTAAACCCTTTTCAAGCTCCACAACATACTTTGAGGAGTCACCACCTTCAGCTTCGGTATACTTGCCACCGTTCGTACCTGTGTTTAAATGTTCGCGAGTGTTCATTGTCCAACCACGAACAATGTAGTCTCCAGATTCATTATAAGTTCTTCTTGCGAGTTCCTCTGCTACTTGATTGTAAAGAGTTTTCTCATTTTTTTCAAAAACTTCACCGTTTCTCAATTCAAGTAAAAGAAAGTTGTTATCATCTTCAAGATCGACATCAAGATCGGAGACATTTAGCGTTAGTTCACATCTTAGTCTATCCGCACCAGGTGCGTTAAAGTTATTGAATCCTTGAGCATTGTCCAATAGTGATGTGTCAGCATTGGAGTCAACAGTAGAGAATGTTGCTTTAAAATAAACTTTCTTGTTTGCGCTTGCATTAAATGGATCAATGGCAATTTTCTGCGAATCAAACTTTACAAAGAAACCTCTTACGTAAAGAACGCCTTCAGAAATACCAAAGATTGACCCAGTGCCAGCAGTATTCAATGCGGATGTTGGCATACTGCCAGTTATAGATGTAGTAGTCGTATAGTTAATAGTTTCGTTTGTAAACTCTGTAACAATTTCACTATTATTAGAATCAGTGTAGTTGATGAAAAGAACTGTAACACCGATTTCAGTTGGATCAGCTTCGGCATGAATAACTTTAGCCCTTAGGCCAGTGACAGTACCTACTAATTCAGCACCTATTAGATTTGGCAATTCACCAATGTTTGTTTGGATGCGAACATAGTCTACTGGGTCTTGTGGATCAAACTTACCACCAAGAACACGAGAACCGTTCTTAAAGACGTGATCACCAAATCTTTCAATCTGTTTTTGTAGAATAGTCTGAAGCTGGGTTAGTTCTCTAGCTTGAACAGCTTGACTAGGCTTAAATAGAATACGATGAAAGTTCTTGTCTTCATTGTAGTCATCAAAGTATGGTGATACATTAAAATCTAGTTCTTGACTCATTTTAGCCCCTTAAAATCCTATTACTATTTTGATGCGCTCTATGCTTTCTGGCGATCTTACTATTGGGTTTACGTTCTGCACATACAGAATTGTCTCTGATCCTAATATCATATCAGGCTGACTTATGCTATTTATAAGCGCTCTAGTACCTGTTGTCTGCCCAATTATAGTTTTTCCAGTACTAAAAGAACCTTTAGTGTTTATCAAATTGACTGTACCATTTTCTGATGAATATACGTAACCTTCAGCATTTGTTCCCGATTCAATCACTCTTTCGTCGTTATCAAATGCACTTTGAAAGGTGTAAGTAACACCTAAATTTAAAGTTTGATCAAACACATCATTATTGTTTTCTAAATTAGCCACATCAAATGACGTGTTAGCAATAACAACTGTTTCAAGAGGATCAAAAATACCAGAAGTCTCTTCTAGTTCTATTTTAGTGTTGACTGAATCAATAGATAAAACTTTACCACTTGCACCAGAGTTTGCTTGAAGTACAGAATCACCAACATTGATACCAGACACATTATTCAAATCTATTGTAATGTTATTCAATAGAGGATTTTTTAATACACCAATTACCCTGAAATCGTTATTGGCACTTGGCGCTTCATCACCTGCAAAATTAATTGAGAACCCTACATTCTTAGCAAACAACTCTTTCTGAGGATCTGATCCATGTCCATTCTTAGGTAGAACGATTGCTCTTGCTGTGGCTTTTGTATATCCAGTTTCAACATACGTTTCATTTGTTTCTATAGATACGTTAGCGTACAAATATCCACTACCAGATTCTATAATTTCAACTCTATCTATAAACGTAGACTCTTCATTAACAATTGCTCTTGCTCTAAATCCAGTTCCGTTACCATTAACAACTACGTTAGGTGAAATGATAAATGTGTCTCCAGCCACAGGTGTTGTTGTGAATGCTTCGTCAACAAGAACAAACTTGAAGTTGCCCTCAATACCATAGTCAATGATTTTTCTTAGTTGCCCTGCACCTGTACCAGAATCAATATAGACAGCATTGTTGACATAATAATCTGCTGTTGGGTTGAGAAGTTCATCACCTTGAACGTAAAACTTTCTCGTGTTACCGCCAATATTTGTCTGTACAATAATTCCAGATGCTGTTTGGTTATAACCAAATCCACTCTCGTTTATTTCAACATAGTCAATTGTACCAGCGACGGCATTGTTAACCACGTCTGAGTCAACTAGAAACGGAAAGTATTCAGTAGTAGCAAATTTTGCGTAAGTTGCGGTCGAAATTTTGTACATAAACTTCCACACATAATTGTCAGATGTTTGATAAAATTCATCTGATGCTGAAGTTTCCGAAATTAATGGTTGCACTGTTGACGGAGAACTGTTATAATTGTTTATACACTTGAAAACACCATAGTCTTCGCCCTCTTGAGAAACTACATAGAAGTCTCTAGTATCTAAACTACCATCGCTATCGTCATATGCGTAGTAAACAGTATTGGCTACCCATGGTTTATTTTTGATCATTAAAGATACGTCACTATCAGTGACATATTTTCCAAATATCATATGATTAGTTAGAATGTATTCCAACTGTTGATCACTGTTAGATGGATCTGGTGGCGACAATCCATCTCCACCATCATATTCTAAAGTTTTTCCAGCGAACACGTAATAGTCATTCGCATTCACATCTTCTACCAACTTGTTGGCTAACATATTTCTGAAATTGGTTGTAACGATCTGAGTCAAAGCAAGCCTCTTGTGATAAATTTATTTAATGTATTTATGTAACTAATAGTTATTAGATATTTTCTTCTATCAAAGAATTCACCCAGTCTGCATCCAGTATTTTCAGAATCTCGTCATAAGTATATTCTTGACTCTTATCTTCAATTGCAGCAACACTTTCTGGCATATCGCCTTCGTATTTAATAAGTGTTTTTGTTTCGTCTACACTGTATCTACAAGTACTTGCTGATGTTTCTAATACTTCTGAGAAATTAATATTATTAATTTTTGACGCCGGTATAATTACAAATCTTCTATTTTTAAATATCATATCGTCCTCTTATTGAGTCAAACGCTTCTTGAACTTCTGTATTTGAAAGCGCTCGGTTATATAGTTTTACAGAAC